ACATATGGTCTGAATGCAATCATTCTATAATCACCTGATAAAGGTGCAACACCATCTTCTGCCACCATTGCAGGTGAACGTTCTATTCCATAGTATTTAATGGTATCTCCAGCGGTTAAAGATGGGTAAAACCCAATAGTATCTCCCCTTCTATAATAATATTGAGCTGTTCCAGAGTGTTCTCTCCAATTAGAACCACTCCAATTATCTAACACAAGAAGTGATATTTCTTCTATTGGTTTGTCGTTATACAGAACACCACCTTCATCAAAGGTAATAAAATCTGAACTTAATCGTAATTCTCTATCATTTGCAATATCATCAGCGTCTACTGTATATTTATATAGTTTACTAAGTACTCTTGTAAATGATGTAAATTTCTCTGCCCCCTCATTAGCCCATCTAATAATCTCTGCATCTACCCAGAACTTATTTGTAGCATCAGTTGCCTCATCCATTAGACTCCGCACATCAGCTACAATTTCATCAACATCGGCTAATACAGCCATATTTAATCACCTTCAATTTTTTCTATTGGTTCTTCCACATTAACAATGTTTAACTTCTCTTCAATCCTAGCAATTCTCTTTAAAATCTTTCCATTCTTTACTGTCTGGACACTATTATTCTCACGCAATGTATCAAATGATATTTTCATCGCTTGCATCCAAGTATGTATATCTTCATATTGATTTTGACATTTTTCAAATACTTTTTCATAAATCATTATTTACTTCCCCCTAATTCTTTTGGTAATTTTCCTTGTTCTTCGAGCATCCTAAACGCTCTGCGTTGGTCTCTTGCAGGATTATCAGTTCCCGGTTTATATGGTGGATTCCAACTGCAATGTATATTTCCATTTGGTATAAATTGTCTTACCATGTGTCCACCACATTCACATTGGATTCCTTCTTCCGATTCTTTGAAAGACATTGTTTCTTCTCTGACTAAATTACATTCTTCACATTTAAAGTCATATGTAGGCATAATTCCCCCTTCCTTATAATGCATACCAAACTATATAATCTCCCTCTGCTGCATCTAGTTGCACATAGATACCATCTGAACACCATAAAGGTTTACTCATTATATGGCACTCATTTAAAGTTTCATCTGTGCATTTTAGATAATCCATTTCATCATCATTGGTAGTAGTAGATGTTGCAGAGTTCCAGACAGTAGCAAGTACGTCTGTTCCTGTATCTGTTACCAAAGTACAACCCAAATACCAACATGGGTGAGCGAATATTACAGCAGATGCGGCTTTTAATCCACTTGATTTAGCTTTCATAGTTTTCTCCTTTTAAAATAGGGTGTTTTAAGGTACACCCCAAACCTATTTTTTTTAGGCAGTAAATTCCCATTTGCTACTTACTACACGCTTTCCATTGGGTAAAACTATTACTAAATAGAAATCATGTGCACCAGTTGTATATCCTAATGTTAAATCTATATCTCCATCAGCTTCGCTTGTAAGTAAATATACATGTTCAGCACTTACTATTTGGCATTCTCCATCAGTCCCATTTGCTAAATCGGTAGTTGGTGAAGTTGCACAGGCATCTAATCCAGCTGAATCATCTGATAAATAAGCCCAAACAGTTCCTGCTATAGCCAAATCTTCACCTAAATAATCTGTTAACTGAACTGTAGCAGTAACAGTGGCTGTATTAGCTTCGCCTACAGTTATAGTTGCTCCATATACTCCACTTGCCCAATAACTCTTTAAGGAAGTATCTTGACTTTCAAGTGCAGCAAGAGATGTTTGGATTTCTGTTAACACATCATACAACCCATTAGGATTACCACTAAATCCTTGTTCTATTGATTTCTTTAGTGTTATCATATTTTCTCCTTTCTAAACTTAAAGGGAGGGAATTACCCCTCCCTAATTATTCTAAGCGTTACATTCTACAGCAGCACTAGTTTGGATGTGTCCATCAGGAAATATGATGTTGAGATATAGAGTAGCTGCGTCATCTACAGTTAGTCCAACTGTGCCATCGTCTTCCGAAATTAGAGTTGCAGTATATAATGTTAAATCTTCAATTACAATACCATTAGTTGCAACAACAGTTGCATTGTCCATAGCTGCTACTGTATCGCCATCTGCATCGCTTGAGTAATAACACCTAACAGCAGATTTAGTTGCCATGTTATTTCCAGCATAATCTAGTAATTGGATTTGTACTGCTACAGTTGCACCAGCAGAAGCTATTGAAAATGTGCAACTATCAGGTTCTCTTATATCGTATCCAGTAATATGTTTAGACATTGTTTTCTCCTTTATCTATTTTTTGAAAGTGGGGGTAAGTCCCCCACTTAATTTATATTATTTAAGCTATAGTTGTCGCACCTGACAAAATTTGGACTCCCCAATTACTATTAAGTGCTTTAAATGCAGCAAATGCTTTCCATCCAGCAGTACTATACATTTCTAATGGGTCACCAGTTTGTGTTTTATCTTTGAAAATCATTTCACTCTGTTTACCTTTAATGGTAACACCAGCAAAACATTCTTCTCCAAATACAGGTGTGTGGAATACAGCCCCACTAGCAGCATATGTTCCCATAGTACCAGCAGTACTTCTCCAAGGAATAGTGTCGAGAACAAATCTGACATTACCCCAAGTTCCTATTTCTCCATTATACAATTTTTTAGACCCAGCATAGTGGTCAGCATTAATCCAAGCACTATCGTTTCTAATATCATATTGTGTAAATGGAGATAGCACTCCAACATAATACCCACCACCATGACCAACAGCATGATAACTTTGTAACACAACAGTACTCTTTGCAATAGCAGCACAAGTTAGTGGGTCATCTGCGTCAATTCCAGTTGAATTTGCAAATTTATAAGTATCACCAACATCAAGTTTTTCGTTTAATGCATAACTAGGTCTAGTTGTACTTAGTGTGATTGTTGGGTCGGAATAACTAGTTACATAAGCACTCATTCCTTTGTTTTTACCAGATGTTACAGAAAGAACTCCACCAGCACTAACATTAACGCTAGCGTCTCCTATAACAACTGTTGATTCTGTAGCAGTTCCATCTTCTGCACCAGATACTTCATAAGTAGAGTCTGCATCTATTCTCATTGGGTACAAACCCTTTGCAAGGCATTCCCAATAATGTAAATCAATCTTTTTAGCTCTATGTGTACCAAGTGTTTTAACTTTGGTTGATAAATTAGGGTCAATAGCAATCATTGCTAAGAATTCAGAAACAGATACGGATTTTCCTAGTATTCTAACAGTAGCAGTACTTTTTTGGAACTCTAATGTATCTGGGTCAGGACTAACCCCTTCTGTTAGCCAATCTAAATCGACATCTAGTGGAATAGGTTTAAACCATTCTACTGTATCGCCAATGGCTTGAGGAATAGTTTTGCTTTTTACAGCGAATTGTTCTAATATACAGAACGGTTTTTCTGATTTTAACGCTAATTTATCGTAAAATATTTTTACAAGTTCTGTAGTATTTGTAGTTTTATTGTAGTCGTAAGACATTGTTTTCTCCTTTTGAAATATTTCCCCTGTCCCAACTATTTGTTATTTCTTGCATCAAGTATCTTTTCTATAGCACCCATTGCAGCATCAGGACTTGCAGCTCTTAATTGGTCTAGTGTGATTCCTTTATGTTTTACAATTCTTGCAGGTGCATTGTTTTCAACAAACGTATTTATTTCTTCTGGTTCCGCTTGTCTTTCCTTCTCCTTGAGTTCCGCTTGTCTAATTGCAGAATATTTATCAAAATCCCTATTTCTTATTACATCATAAGCATGTTCAAAAATCTTCCCTTTATATTCTTTCCACCATTGTTCATTGGCACCTATAAGAGCATTAATATCTTTTTCTACATAAGGAACTACATGAGTTTTATGTAGATTTTTTAGTCTCATAATTTCTTCTTTGTTTGTATTTTTAGCTTGTAATCTTCTGTATGGTTTCATTAAGGTATCAGTGACTATTTTTAATGCTTTTTCTGGTTCTCTATTAAATTGTTCAAACCATTCTGTTCTTTGTTCAGGTGTCCATCCTTTGATTTCTGGAATAATTTGTTTTTCAATTTCATTTAGGTTTAGATTTTCTGCTTTCTGTTCTTTGTCTTTGTATTCCTGATTTTCTTTCCGAAGTTTTCCTAGTTCTGTATCATGTGCTTTTGCTAATTTTTCCACATTTTTATATATTTCTACCATTTCTTCTACTGTTTTCCCCACAAAACGTGGGTCTTCTACTGTGACATCTGTAACATCTACTGTGACATCTGTGATATCTGTTTCTTCGGATAGCTTTTCTGCTTTTTTAGGTTCTTTTGTATTTCTGCGTTCGATTTCGGTTGCAAGTTCTTCAAGTGAAGGTTCGTCTTTTTCTATGTCGGTCACATCAGACGTTTCTCGTGGTTCAGCTTCAAACTCAACCTCGACATCTAATAACGGATTATCGACTTTCTTAGACATTAATTAATTCTCCTCATATTTTTTTAATTTTTCTCTTGCGATGTTAGCCATTTTGTGACTAATCCCAATTTTCTCTAATAGTCCTTGAAATACAACGACTACAGCCTGATTATAAAAGATTTCTCTTTCTGTTTTCGCAGATAAAAGATTATGCATTGCATGTTGAAGTTCTTTGTCTA